AAGAATAAATCAAGACTGTTCTTAGCCGTATCAGGATGTGCAAACAACCGGCTGATTTAAGCCGGGCTGTTTATTTCCATCGAATGGGCGTATGAAACCGGCATCCCATCCAGCCTGGCTGAAAAATCATGCCCGTCCTGTCCAATCCCCGCTATGAGCGTTTCGCGCAGGGGATAGCCAAGGGCATGTCGCAGATCGACGCCTACAACTACGCCGGCTATCAGCCCAACCAGGAGCGCAAGGACATCGCCTCGAGCGCCAGCGCCGTGGCCCGCACGCCGCAGGTCGCCGCCCGCATCAAGGACCTGCTCGAACGCCAGGCCAAGCGCGTCGGCATCTCGGTCGACGACCTCCTGGTCGAACTCAACGCCATGTACCAGCTGGCCATGCGCACCAAGCAGCCGGCCTCCGGCGTCGGCGCGGTGATCGCCAAGGCCAAGCTGCTCGGCCTGATGGTCGACAGGGTCGAAACCGACGTCAACATCCGCAAGCCAGCCCGCTCGCCGACCGAGGACAAGACCATGTCGCTGGACGAGTGGCGCGAAAAATTCACGCCCAAGGATACCTCCAAGGACCAGCTGCAATGACCGCCCGGCGCATCGGCTCCTTCGCCACCCGCGCCGCCGCCGCCGCTATTTCCGCAGGAGCCAAGAAGGCCCGCGCCAACGACGCCGTCCGCCGCGCCGAGGCGATGGCCAAGGCCGCCGGCACGGTCGATCCACGAAAAGTCCACGCCAGGGGCCAGCGCCAGGTCGAGCTCGGCTTCATCCCCCAGGCCGGGCCGCAGCAGGCCTTCGTCGACTGCCCCTGCGACGTCGTGATCTTTGGCGGCGCGCGCGGCGGCGGCAAGACCTACGCCTCGCTTGGCGAGTGGTGGATACACTCCGAGGATTTTGGCCCCGAGGCCAAGGGGCTGATGGTGCGCAAGACCCGCGAGGATTTGCGCGACACCATCAACGCCGGCATGCAGATGTTTGGTGCAGCCGGCCAGTGGAAGGAAAAGGGCGGCTATTTCCAGATGGCCAATGGCGGCAGGCTGACCTGCGCCTACCTCGAAAACGACCAGGACGCGCAGAACTACCAGGGCTGGTCGCTGACCCGCGTCTACGCCGAGGAACTGACGCAGTACGCCAACCCCGCGCCGATCTTCAAACTGTTCGCCTGCCTGCGCTCGGCGGCTGGCGTCCGCTGCCAGTTCCGCGCCACCTGCAACCCCGGCGGACCCGGCCATCACTGGGTCAAGCAATGGGCCATCGATCTCGGCCCCTACGCCATTTTCACCGACCCTGAAACCCAGATGACCCGCGTCTACATCCCGTCGCGCCTGGTCGACAATCCCAAACTGATGGAGAACGACCCCGGCTACGTCAACAAGCTCAGGGCATCGGGCTCGGAGCAGTTGGTGCGCGCCTGGCTGGAAGGCGACTGGAACGTCATCGAGGGCGCGTTCTTCCCCGAATTCGCCATCCACCGCCACGTCATCCCCGGCTTCCGCATCCCCGACCACTGGACAAAATTCCGCTCGATGGACTGGGGCTCGGCGAAGCCGTTCTCGATCGGCTGGTGGGCGGTGTGCCAGGACGATCTCGTCCATGCCGGGCGCGTCATCCCGCGCAACGCCATCATCCGCTACCGTGAATGGTACGGCACCGTGAAGGGCCTCGCCGACGTCGGCCTGAAACTGTCCGCCGAGCAGGTCGCGGCGGGCATCGTTTCCCGTGAAACCGACAACGGCTCACGCGAAAAGATCGCCTATGGCGTTCTCGATCCGGCGGCCTTCGCCGTGGTGTCGGGACCGTCGATCGGCGAGACGCTCGCCCGCCACGGCGCGATCTTCCGCCGCGCCGACAATGCCCGCGTCACCAGGGACAAGCGCATGGGCGGCTGGGACCAGCTGCGCCAGCGCCTAGTCGGCAACGCCGATGGCGACCCGATGATGTTCTTCTTCGCCAGCTGCCGCGACACCATCCGGACGCTGCCGATGGCGCAGCACGACGATAACCGGCCAGAGGACCTCGACAGCGATGGCGAGGACCATGCGCTGGACGACATCCGCTACGCCTGCATGAGCCGGCCCTACCGCGCCGTCACGACGATGCGCGAGGACCGCAACCCGTACCTGGTCAGCAACGCCTTCAAGTTCAGCGAACTGAGGGGCTGAGATGGCGCAAGACCTGTCCCTCAAGCCCGAACCCGTCACCTCCGGGCCGCCGGGCAAGCCCGACCAGCAGGACGTCGCCTCGACCGACACCTACGCCCAGGTCGACAAGGTCGACAAGAAGTACTGGATCGACTGCCTCGACGACGCCGAGCGGGCCGAGCAGGAATGGCGGCGTCGGGGCCGCGACATCATCCAGATTTACCGCAACGAAAGCCGCAACACGCGATCGACCGGCAAGAGCCTGCTCGGCAACATCACCTTCAATATTTTGTACGCCAACACCGAGGTGATGCTACCCGCCGTCTACCAGAAACCGCCGGAGCCGGTGGTCCGATCCCGTTTCACCAAAGTGGCCACGCCGCCGCCAATGCCTCCTCCCCTGGGCGTCGGCATGCCACCGATGGGGCCGCCGGGCCTGCCTCCTCCTCCCGGCGGTCCTGCTCCAGAGATGCCTCCCGGTCCGCCGCCGATGAACGGACCACCGCCGATGGGGCCGCCGGGTCCTCCGCCCGGCATGGTCGGACCGCCTATCGCGTTGCCTCCCGGTCCCCTACCCACCGCACCCCCGCCGGGCGCTCCCGCGATGGGCGGTATGCCGCCACCAATGGGCATGCCACCGCCAATGCCACCGCCGATGCCGCCACCTCCGCCGCCTCAGATAGGGCCGGCGCAGGCCGACATCGAGACCGCCGCCTCGGTGATGGAAAAGGCGCTCGAAATCGTCATGGACGACGAGCATTCCGACGAGGCCGTCAAGATGGCGCTCAAGGACCTGCTGCTGCCCGGTCGCGGCGTCTGCCGGGTGCGCTGGAAGCCATTGATGAAGCAGATGCCGGTGCTGGCCGGCGACGCCACGACGCCGCTGCCTGGCGGCGCCGTGCCGGGCGCGCCGCCACCGATGCAGGACGTCAAGATTTGGGAGGAGGTCGACGACGAATACGTCTACTGGGAGGATTTTCTCTGCGACCCGGTGCGCTCCACCGCCGACATGAACTGGCTCGCCTTCCGCCACCTGTTCACCGAAAAGGACCTCGACACCGAGTTCGCCGGCTCGCCGCAATACGACAAGCTGAAGGCCGCCGGGCGCGTCTCGGACCTGCTCAAATGGACCGACGAGAGCGCGGCGCAATCGCCGGTTGGCGGCGGCGCGGCGATGAAGACCGCCAACAAGCTCGGCAACAAAATCAAGAAGGCGATGCTGTGGGAAATCTGGGATCGCACCCAGCGCCAGATCATCTGGTTCTGCCGCGACGCCGCCGGCCTGGTGTTCCGTGTCGATCCCGACAGCTTGCAGCTGGAAGGCTTCTACCCGATCCCGACGCCGATGCTGGCGGTGACCACCACCGACAGCCGCATCCCGCGCCCCTTCTACGACCTCTACGCCAGGCTGGCCGACGACCTCGACGAGACCTCGCGCCGCATCTCCAACCTGACCAAGCAGATCAAGGTCAGGGGCGGCTACAACTCGGCCTCCAGGGAGATCGCCGACATCCTCACCGCCGACGATCAGAAGATGATCCCGGTCGAGGGCGTCGACATGATCAACGGCGGCCTGCAAAACCACATCTGGATCGTGCCGATCGTCGACTGGATGAACGCGCTCGACAAGCTGTTCCTGGCCCGCGAGCAGACCAAACAGGCGATCTACGAGGTGATGGGCATCTCGGACATCATGAGGGGCGCGACGAAAGCGAGCGAGACCGCGACAGCCCAGAGGATAAAGGGCTCGATGGGGGCGTCGCGCCTGGAGGACGCCAAGCAGCAGGCCGGCAATTTCGTGCGCGACCTTTTGCGCCTCAAGGGCGAGATCATCGCCAAGAATTTCGATGCCGCGACACTTGCCGCGATGACCGGCGAGGACGTCACGCCCAAGGTCATGGACATCCTGCGCTCGGACTTCATGCGCACCTGCACGATCGACATCGAGGCCGACAGCACCGTCATCCCCGACGAGCAGCAAGAGCAGCAGTCGATGGCGATGATCATGCAGTCGGTGCAGCTGGTCATGCAGGGCACCCAGGGCATGCTGATGACCGGCATCCTGCCGCCGCCGAAAGTGATCCAGCTCAGCCTCGAATTGCTCAAGATGGCGCTGCACCCGGTGCGCTATTCCAGGGGCGTCGTCGAACTGATCAACCAGTTCCAGGACCAGCTGGCGGCGATGCCGCCGCCACCCCCGCCCGGCATGGTACCGCCACCGATGGGACCGCCCGGCGCACCGCCTCCAGGCCCGCCTGGAGGGCCGCCGCATCCGCCTGGGCCTCCACACCCACCTGGACCGCCAAACGGCGCTGGCGGGCCGCCCAGGCCGCCTATGCCGCCGATGATGTAACCCGCAGGAGATGAAAATGGCCCTTACCCCGAAGCACGACCCAAAAGCCGAACCCAAAGTCGAGCCAAAAGCCCAGGCCGGCGTGTCGTTGGGCAAGCCGACGGTCGAGGCCGCCGATATCCCGGCCAACGAGCCCTATCCGACCGGCGATCCCAAGGGCCCGCAGACCTGGGCCGAGATCAACGGGCTAGTTCCGATCGGCACCGGGCCGCTGGCACCGGCAACACCCCCGGCGAAATAGGGAGCAAGAAAATGGCCCTGCAACTGCTCGACCTCAACCGCGCCAACGACACGCCGGTCACGACCCTGAAAGTGTCGGAGATCACGCCGAGGAACCGGCATGTGTTCCCGGCGGCCATGCCGGTGACTGATCCGATCTACGTGCCGACCGTGACCTTTGCCGGCGGCGTTGTCGGCGACGACGTTGCGGTGGCCACCGCCAATTCGACCACCGCCTACACGCCGAGGACGCAGACCGAGAAGGCGAGCCTGATGGTGCCCGCCGGCTCGCTCGTCGTCGACATTGGCCGGGCGCGTGGCGCGATCTCGCCGCAGCAGCCCTATCCGGTCGTCGGCGACGTCGCCCCGGCAGCGCCGACCATCACCACGCTGGCCCCGGCCACGGCGGTGACAGGGGCCGGCAAGCCGACCGTGGCGGTGACGATCACCGGCACCGGCTTCACGTCGTGGTCGACGGTCACCAGCGGGGCCTTCCCGATCCCGTCGCGATACCTGACCGCCACGACGCTGGAGATCATCCAGAAGCCGGCGGCGTCGGTGCCTGGCACCGTCCAGGTCGTGGTCACCGATCACGGCGTCGCCAGCAACGCCTCGAACTTCGTGTTCACCTGAAAGGAGATCGACATGGCCAGATACGCAGGCGAACTCGTCCCCGGCGGGGCCAGCATGGCAGCCGGCATCACCGTGCCTCCGTCGCCGATCACCAACGGCGGCTATCCCGTAGCCATCGTGGCTCCCGGCACCTATCCGAACAGCCCGCTGGCGGCCACGACCAACAACAAGTCGGGCGTCCCCAACAGCCCCGACGAGAAGACCGTGGCGATCGCCGCCGGCTCCGTCCTCGGCCCCGCCTATTCGAACTACTCCTGGAAGACGTGGGAGGAGAAGGCGTTGGTGACGATCCCACCAGGCGTCTTCGCCTGATGACCGGGCCGCGCGACCAGCCAACCCGTTTCGCCGTGCCGGTCAACTACGAGACCGGCGCGGAGATCACCGAGCGCCAGCTGCACCACTTGGAAGCGATCTCGACGGCGGGCGAGGTCCTCTACGAGGCCATGCATTTCGCCGAGGGCTCAAATCCCCCAGGCGAGCATCAGGAACATGATTTCCGCTCCGGGCGGATGAACATCGCCGCCATCCACATCGAGACCGCGCTGATGTTCGCCCGCAAGGCGGCGCTGGAGGCAAGCTAATGGCAAAAATCCCGTTCATGGCCGTCCCCGGCTCCGATCCCAACGCCACGATGAAGGGCGACAAGGCGCAGTTCGTCAAGGGCTCGACGGCCCCCAAGACCAAGCCGAAGAAGCCGCAGAAGGTCGGCTCTCGCGGCTATGTCGGTGGCGTCAACCAGTACGCGCTGCCAAGGACGAAGAAGTGATTTTCGTGTTTCGGGACGGCGCTCTTGTCCCGAAAGGGTCCGACCGGGCGCGATGCCCTCAAACTGACACCCGGTCGGATTTCCCCGCGCCCAGGCTGAGCCGCATCGAGCCGTTCGAGAGCCCGATCACCGGGCGCGAAATTTCGTCGTGGCGCGAACGCGACCGCGACATGGAAGCCGCAGGCGCGGTCGATCCGCGCGACCTCAAAAAGGAGGCCAAAAATGCCACCCGACGAAACGACACTCCCTTCGAATGGGGACGCCTCCCAGACGACCCCGGCTGAACAGCCCCGGCCAAGCCTCCGCGAGGTCGCCGAAGCCAGCTGGGACGAGGTCCAGGACGCCGCCAACGACAATGACGAAGGTGGCACTCGCGTCGCCAACGACAACGAGGCTGGACAAGATGGCCGACCAAGGGATAGCTTGGGCCGCTTCGTACCGGCAGACCAGGTCGCGAAGCCGGGCGAGCAATCCACCGATCCAGCCCCGAAATCAGTCGAAGCGCCCGGTGTGGCGAAGCCGGTTGATCCAGCCCTAGGGAGCAATCAACCACCGCAGCACTGGTCCGAGCAAGACCGTCAAGCCTTTTCAGCGTTGCCACCAGCGGGACAGGAGTTCCTGCTGCGCCGCCACACCGAGATGGAGCGGGATTACCAGGGCAAGGCGCAGGCCGCAGCGACAGCAGTCCAGTTTACCCAGTCGCTCGCGCCGATCTTCCAGGACCCGGTCATTGCCGGGTCGTTGCAGCAGGCCGGTGTTTCGCCCCACGACGCGATTGGTCAGTGGGCGGGCTTCCACCGGAGGGCGATGGACCCCAATCCAGCCGTCCGCGCCGCGCTGCATCAGGAACTCGGCCAGAGGATGGGACTGAACCCAGCGGCGACAGGCCAGATGAGCCAGCCGGGCCAAGTGGCCCTCTCCGAGGAAGACCTCAAGGACCCGGCTATCCGTTATTTCGCTGATCACATCAGCAAGACGTTTCAAGAGACGCAGGCCCTACGTGGGCAACTGAACCAGATGCAGCAGGAAACCCAGCAACGGGCCAATGCTGAAGTCCTGAAGGTCACCAGGTGGTCAATCGACAGTTTCGCGGACGAAAAGGATGCTTCGGGACAACCGAAGCGGCCTCACTTCGACGCGGTGCTGCCGCTGATGATCGATCTGTTCCGGGCCAACCCGGAACGAGACCTCCAGGAAGCCTACGATTACGCCATCTGGGCGGTTCCCTCGGTCCGCGAGAAGCTACTCGCCGCTGAGCGCCAAGGCATTCAGCAGCAGCAGGGCAACTTGCGGGCACGACAAGCGGTGCGGTCCAACGTGCGTGGCATCACCTCGCCCGTGGCCAAGCCAGCCGGAGACGGCAAGTCGTCGGGGCTCAGGGCGACCCTTGAAGCAGCCGCTGAAGAGATCGGCCTCAGTTGAGGAGCGCCGCCGAGCGGGCTCCTCTGACAGGAGCCCGTCATGGCCGAACCCACCACCAATAACCTAGTTGCAACTACACTAAATAACTACCATAAAGAATTCGCAGATAACGTATCAAATAGTAACGCTGTAACGGCTTTACTTCGGCAAGGTGATCGTATCCGCACTATTGATGGCGGCAAAGCAATTGCTTGCCCCCTTAGTTACGCAGAAGAAACTTTTGCTTGGTACAGCGGCACGGAACTGCTTTCCCGCGCCGTGAAAGAGACGATCAGCGAGGCTGACTACGCCCCCGCGAACGCCGTTGCCTCGATCACGCTCTCCGGCCCCGACCTGGCCAAGAACAAGGGCAAGGAGCGCATCCTCAACCTGCTGGAAGGCAAGGTGGAGAACGCCCAAAGCACGATGAACAACAACGTGACCAAAGCGATTTACGGCGACGGCACGGTGGCAAAGTCGTTTGCCGGCTTAAAGGCGATGGTGACCAATGACGGCCTTGGCATCGTCGGCGGCATCGACGCCGGCACCTGGGCGTTCTGGAAAAACCAGTTCACCTCGGTCGCCCGCGCCACCGGCCTGCAATACCCGGCCTTGAAGGCGGCGATGAACGCCACCTGGATGAAACTGATCAGGGGCACCGAACACCCCGACCTGATCGTCGCCGATGGCGAAATCTACTCCACCTACGAGAGCGGCTTGCAGGAAAACCAGCGCTATGCCGATGCCAGGTTGGGCGCGCTCGGCTTCGAGACCCTGAAATACAAGCAGGCGGCGATCGTCTTCGACGGCGTCGCCACCGGCCTGACCGGGGCTTATTTCTTGAATACGAAATATCTCAAGTTCGAGATTTATTCGGGCCGGAATTTCGAGACGCTCGACCTGCCCGACCAGTCGCCAGACATGGATGCCATCACCAAGCACATCGCCTTCATGGGCGCGCTGACGCTGTCAAACCGCTCGATGCAGGGACGATTGTTCGCCACCGGCACCTGATTGCCTCGCGACCGCGTAGGCAAAACGGGATCGGCGGCGGAATTCCACTCCTTGGTTCTGTCGCCGATCCTCCCCAAAGGAGGACTGAAAAATGCCAGAAGAAAGCCAGGCCCTTATCCGCTTCACCGCCGGCTGGGTCGAGGAAGGCGTCAGCGCCGACGGCCTGCCGCGTTTCCGCGACACGGTGCGCATCATCAAGTCGGTGCCGCCCTACACCCAGGTCGAATACGAGGCCACCGAGGCCGATTTCGACGACAATCCCATGCAGTACCAGGCCTTCCTGCGCGAGCAGGGTGCCCGGCTGCAAGCCCCCGCCGAGGGCGGCTTCCCGCTGGCGCTGTGGCCGGTGATCAGTCCGGCGCAGTTCAAGATGCTGACCGCCCGCGACATCACCACCATCGAGCAGCTGTCGAAGCTGCGCCCCGACACGGCGATGCCTGGCGATCTCAAGGAACTGGTCGAACGCGCCAAGCAGATGCTGGCGCTGTCGGCGAACCTGGGCAAGTTCGAGGCAATGATCCGCGACCGCGACGGCCAGATCGCCGCGCTCACCGAGCAGGTCGTCGAACTCAAGGGCACCGTCAGCGCCCAGAACGCGCTGATCAACACCATGCGGGTGACCGCCGCGCCAATCCAGCAGCCGCTGGCGCAGGTCGCCTGAGATGAGCGCGCTGATCACCGTCAAGGACTGCATCAGCCAGGCGTCGATGGAGATCGGCATCGCGCAGAAGCCGATCCAGACGGCGGTCGGCTCGCTCGACCAGGACATCGCCCAGATGCTGGCGCTGCTCGAAGTGGTCGCCGACGAGGTGCTGCTCGACCAGCCCTATGTCGACACGCTCGGCGATGGCATCTGGGTCTATTCGTCGAGCGGTGTGCCCAAGCAGTCGATCACCGCCGACGACGACGTCATCGCCTTCGAACGCCGGCTGGCGATCGACGGCCTGAAGTACCGTTTCCTGAAGGCCAAGGGCTTGGAATTTGGCGAGGAGATGCGCGACTTCCTGACCCGCCTCAACAAGCTCGCCGGGCGCGTCAACGGCAAGGTCCTCGATCTCGACGAGGCGTCGGGTGCCGACGATAGCGGCGGCTCGCCCTGGGGCTATGCGTCCCGCTACGGAGGGCGTGTCCAGTGAGGATGGTGCCATCCAGGTATGTCATGGGCAAGCCGGCGCAGGTCAAGCGCCAGGTCGCCAATTTGAAGCATATCTCGGCACCGCTGAAAGGCCTGTCGCTGTCGTCGAAGCTGATCCAGGGCGATCCGCTCACGGCGATCGTGCTGGACAATTTCGTCATCGAGGAAAATCAGATCCGATGCCGGGCCGGCACCGTGCTGCGTCATGCCGATCTGGCGGCCAAGCCGATCGAGACGATGGTCCCCTATTACGGCTTCCCCAGCAAGATGGCGGCGGCCACCAACGGAACGTTGATCCTGCTCGACGGCACCCTGGTCCATTCCGGCTTCACCGCCAACGACTGGTCGTGGACCTCGTTCTCGAACCTGTCGTCGATCGACTACACGGTGATGGTCAACGGCCATGACGGCGTCTGGTCGTGGGACGGCACGACGATGGTCAAGGAGACGGTGACCGCGCCCGCCACCGAGACGTGGATCACCCCCGACCAGTTCAACATCGTGATGGCATACCAGAACCGGCTCTGGTTCGCCGACACCTCCAACCTGGCCGTCTATTATCTGCCGATCCAAACCAAGGCCGGCGCGGTGGCGCTGCTGCCGCTCAACGCGGTGTTCAAGCGCGGCGGCACCATCCGCGCCATGTACACCTGGACCACCGAGGGCGGCGAGAACCTCAACGACCAGCTGGCGATATTTTCCTCCAACGGCGAACTGGCGCTCTATGGCGGCGTCGATCCGACGAACCCAGCCGATTTTGGCCTCCAGGGCGTGTTCCGCTTCGACGCGCCGATGTCGAAGCACAGCGTCGTCAACTACGGCGGCGAATTGTATGTGCTGATCTCGACCGGCCTGGTGCCGATGTCGACCTTGATGCGGGCCGAGAGCGAGCAGCTGGGCCAGGCCGATCGCAACGTCTACTCGGATTTCTACGGCACCGCGCTGCGCCACCGTGACAGTCCCGGCTGGCAGGTCATCCACAACCCGTCGAGCGGGCGGCTGATCTGCAACACGCCGCAGGGTGGCATCAACACCTACCGGCAGGAAGTGCGCTTCATGCCCAGCGCGATCTGGGCGACGTGGTCGGCGCTGCCGTCGCGCTGCTGGGGCTGGATGGACGCCCGGATGTTCTTCGGCTCCGACGACGGCAAGATTTACGAAATACACCCGTCATTCCTCAACGACGACGGCCAGCCGATCAAGGTCGACGTGATGATGACGTGGTCGAACTACGGCACCCCGGCCTCCAAGCACTTCAAGATGGTGCTACCTTACACCCAGTCTGACGGCACACCGCAGCCGTTCGTCGACCTCAAAGTCGACTACGACATGACCGAGCCCTCCAACCAGCCCGACGTCACCTTGTCCAGCGAAGGCGCTCCCTGGGTGACCTCCAGCTGGGACACCGCCGACTGGGCGGGCGCGCTGGTGAGCCACAACAACTGGACCGGCGTCGGCGTCCTGGGCCGCGTCGGAGCCCCGCGCTTCACCGCGCGGGTGCTGAATTGCCAGCTGGCGCTGACCGGCTTTGATGTCCTCTACGAGAGCGGGAGCATTTTCGGATGAACGTCACCTTCGCCCCGTTCGAACCCGACGCCGTCGAGTTCCTGACCCAGGAGACCGGCATCGATTTCCTGCGCACCGATTTCCGCCACCCGCGCTGGTTCTGCGTCTCGGCCAGGCGCGACGACGGCTCGCTGATGGGCGTCGCCGCCTTCGAGTTCAAGACTTGGTTCGACGCCCACTTCTCGACCGCGATTTGCGATCCGCGCTGCATGTCGCGCAAGCTCTTGCGGGCCATGTTCCGCGCCGTCTTCTCCCAGGCCGTGCGCGTCACCGCCCTGGTCGATCCCGACCACCAGGCGGCGATCGAGCAATGCCGCCGCATGGGCTTTGTCTACGAAGGTTTCCTGCGGCTCGGCGTCGAGGGCAAACGCGATGCGCTGATCTTCGGCATGCTGGCCGAGGACTGCCGCTACCTGCCCGGCTACCACCCAGCCAAAACCTCGATCATCCCCGTCGCCCTTGGAGGGTTTCATGGTCTCCAGTCCTAGCGCCCCCAATCCTTACTCACAGGCGGCTGCGCAGCAGTCGTCCGACCTCTACGGGGCGCAGGCCTCGTCGATCATCAACAACGCCAACGAGACCAACCCCTATGGCTCGGTGAAGTACTCCAACGCCGGCTACGAGACGATCTACGACGCCAAGGGCAACCCGTCCTATGTGCCGCGCTACCAGCGCGACGTCTCGCTCTCCCCCGACCAGCAGACGCTGCTCGGCTACCAGACGCAGGCGCAGGGCAATGCCGGCCAGGCCGCCGTGACCGCCAGCGCCAACCTGGCCGACCAGTTCAAGACCAGCCTCGACCCGTCGTCATGGCAGGCCTGGAATGCCGGCGCGGCACCGCAGGACGTGCGCCAGGACCAGGGTCCGACCGATCGGGCGGCGATCGAAAAGGCGATGATGGGCCGCTACCTCGAGGGGGCCGGCAAGCAGGCGACCTCCGAGGACGCGCAGCTGGCGGCGCGCGGGCTGAACCCCGGCAGCCAGGGCGCTGGCTCGGTCGCCGACACCCGCGCCCGCGCCTTCACCGACGCCACCAACCAGGCCTATCTGGCCAGCGGCAATGAAAGCCGGGCGGCGCAGGATGCCTACAACAAGGCCGGCGCGCAGCAATACCAGCAGTCGAGCGACTATGCCGGCTTCCTCAACAATCTGCGCCAGGCGCAGCAGACGAGCGACACCGCCGTGCGCAACCAGCTGCCCAACGAGGTCGCGGCGCTGATGGGCATGGGCCAGGTGTCGACGCCGCAGTTCCAGCCGTTCTCGCGGCAAGGCGTCAATGCCGCCCCGGTCGGCCAGTACATGAGCGACGCCTACCAGAACCAGCTGGCGTCGGCCAACGCCACCAACCAGGGCCTCTTCGGCCTCGCCGGGGCCGGTGCGAGCGCCGCCTTCGGCCCCGCCGGCTTCGCAACCAAGTACATTACATAGGAGGCCCCGATGGGTTCCAGCGTCGACGACACCAGCACTCCTCCGACGAGCCCGGCACCGCCACGCGGCATGATCTCGCCGCAGGGCCAGTCGGCCCCGTTCAATCCGCATTTCATCAATTTCCTCAGCGGCACCAACGAACCGTCGCGCGGCCTGACGCCGGAGATGCTGTCGGCGATCGCCGGCTCGAACGGACCACCGCCGGGAGCGGCCAGACCCGGCATGGCCCCTGGCGGGGCAGGAGCGCCCCCTGGAGCGCCTCCGACCGATCCGAGGCGTCAGCAGCTGGCGGCGATGTTGATGCGCACGCAGCAGTCGCCTGAACGCGGCTATGGCATGCCGCGTGGCGCAGGCTCTGGCCACGGCGCTGGCGGCGGCATGGGCGGGGGCTGGGGAGGTCGCTGATGGCCAAGCAGCTTCCGGCAGGCATGCGCAACAACAACCCCGGCAACATCAAGTATGTCGGGCAGGCCGGAACGACGCCGTCGAGCAACCTCGACCAGGGCGATCCGCAGGCCGTGTTTGCGACGCCGGAAGCCGGCATGTCGGCGATGTACCGGCTGCTGCTAAAAAAATATCAGGGCGGCAAGGTGACGCCGAACATGATCGTCGCCGGCAAGGGCGGCTGGACCCCTGGCAACAGCCAGGCGGCGGCCAATGTGGCGCGCTACGCCGGCATCGGCCCGAATGACGACATCGGCCTGACCGACCCAGGGCGAGCTTCCGCTTTCATGCGCGCCCTGATGCTGCAAGAGCATGGCGAAGCCTCGCGGGCCTACACCGATCAGCAGATCAGCGCCGCCATCGGCGGCGGTGGGCAGGTCGCGGCCCAGCCAGCCGCGCCAGTTGCCCCCGATGGCCCGAAGGGTCAGGAGGCCTATGC